ATCTCAAGGACACCTACGGCGCTTTCCGTCGCAATGTCCGTGTAGAGCCTAGGGGCTCGGAGTCGATCCGCATCTTCCGCACAGGTGATGACGTGACGGCTTACTGGGGCTCAGAGACAGGAACACTGTCATCATCTGACATGTCATTCGATGCAGTAACACTGAACGCTAAGAAGATGTATGCTCTCGCAGTTCTCTCTGAAGAACTCGTGATGAACAGCACACAGAACCTCGGCCTTCGCTTTGCCGAGTCAGTAGCCCGTCAGTTCGCGAAGAAGGAAGACCAAGCTGGTTTCTTGGGTGATGCAACATCTACCTACGGCGGCGTCCTCGGTCTCTACGGCAAGCTCCAGAAGGTCCTCACAGACGGTGGTGGAACTTGGACAAACGACACGCACAAGGGCTACCTCGGTTCGGCCCAGGTATGTGCTGGCAATACGTTCGCAGAAGTAACAATGGGCAACCTCATCGCAGGTATGCGCAAGGTTCCAACATACGCACTCACAGGTGCAAAGTGGTACTTCAACAAGGTTGCCTTCGGTGAGACAGCAGAGCGCCTGGCATACGCACAAGGCGGCAGCACAGCAGCTGAACTCGCAGGTTCTTTCGGCCAGCGTCTGTTCGGCTATCCTGTTGAGTTCGTCGATGTAATGCCTGGAACAGACGGAAACTCACAAGTCTTCGCATGGTTCGGCAACCTGTCACAAGCTGCAACGCTTGGCGATCGCATGACGACAGCCATCAAGCAGGATGCAAGCAAGGGCTTTGATACAGACACGATCTATGTCAAGGCAACGCAATATCTCGACATCAAGGTGCACGAGATGGGCAACTACAACGCAACGGCAGCAAGCCGTGAGACAGGTCCTATCGTTGGTTTCGTAACTATTAACTCATAAGGTGACAACATGAACGCACTACAAAACGTCAAGGTTGTCAACGTTACGCCACCGGCGGCTATCGTAGACAACGCATCATTTACAACTAACAGCATCGACACGGCTGGCTACGGCAAGCTCGCAGTTTACTTCAGCCTCGGTGCAACTGACATTGCAATGGCAGCCCTCAAGCTGCAGGAAGCTGATGACGATTCAGCTTACGGAGACATCACAGGTTGCGTCTATGGCGCTTCAGGTGCTCCGTCACTGCCATCAGCAACGGACGACAACAAGGTTTTCGGTTTCTTCGTAAACCTCGCAGGTCGCAAGCGTTATATTGACGTAGTTGCTACGGCTGGCGACGGATCAACAGGAACCTTCGGATCATGTATCGCTGTGCTTTACAACGGTGAAGGAATCAACAGCGCAACAGAGCGCGGCCTTGCTGCTAACCTCATCAAGGACTAAGTGTCTTGACTTCAGGGGCTCCGGCCTCTGAGGTCAGCACACCAAGGACAAACATGGTTACGTTGTCATCATCAGGAGCAAGGGTAGACTTAGAGCTTCGTAAGGGTGCAGCCTTTGCGAGGACTCTGACGTATAAGGTCAACGGAGCCACGACGAACATCACGGGGTATACCTTTGCTGGCCAGATCAGAGCCATCGACGGAACACTCGCAGCTTCGTTGACGGTAACGACTGTGAACGCTGCTGCAGGAACATTCTCAATTTCATTGACATCAGCAACCACAGCAGGGCTTACGGTCGGGCAGGTCTACAATTGGGATCTCGAGGTGACAATCTCTGGCACGACAACAGAGTTATTGCGTGGGCTTGTGACTGTGTTATCGGAGCAAACATCGTGAGCACCACGGTCAATGTTCTCACAAATAACCTGACTGTAAATGTTACCGACGATGAACCACAGGTGAATCTCGTAACAGAAGCGATAACACTAGACATCGAGTCTGGTGGAATCGTCGCTGCTAACATTGACACAAGTTTAACTGCTGGAATGTCTATCTCTGCTCTGCGCTGCATAACAACCAACGGAGCTGGCGAGGCTGTATATGCAACACCTGACACACTAGCGAACGCTGTGGTCGTCGGCATCAGCACGACAGCAGGTGGTGCTGGCGATACTATTACAGTCAAGACAACAGGCGAACTCTCCGACGCATCGTGGTCATGGACAAAGGGCGCTATCTATTTAGGCGCTAACGGAGTGCTCACACAGACAGCACCGAGCGGTGGCTCTATCGTCGTGCATGTAGCAAAAGCAATAACAGCAACAAAAATTTTAATCGACATCGACACAATTATCACAACGGTGTAACATGGCAGCAAAGTATATAAAGAACAACAGCGGACAACTCGCTGAAGTCGAAGCAACAACAACGTCAGCAGGCGCAGGCGATGCCGGCAAAATTATCGGACTGGATTCGTCCGGTAAGATCGACACGTCGATGATGCCGTCAGGTATCGGAGCCGATACGGAAGTTATGGCAACATCTGAGAACCTGAGCGCAGGCGATCTTGTAAATATCTACGACGATGCTGGAACACGCAAGGCACGCAAGGCAGACGCAAGTAACGGACGCCGTGCACATGGTTTCGTATTGGACGCAGTAACAAGCCCTGCAAATGCGACTGTATATCTGAGCGGAGATATCACTGGTCTTACGTCAATTACTCCGGGCGTTCCTCGCTATCTTAGCGGATCAACTGCGGGCGCATCAACTGCAACGGCTCCGACTACAGCGGGGTACTTGTCGCAGGAAATCGGCATTGGCGTATCGAGCACAGCCGTAGTATTCAAGCCAATGATGCCTATCACGCTTGCGTAATGGCAGACAAGCGTCCTATAGTATCGCCTTCGTCACTAGCCGAGTTAAGCAATTCAGACTCGCTAGTGTTTGGCGTTTCTATTGTGCTCAGTGAGCAGGGTTCTTCGCCATCGACACCCGCATCTGGCTATGGTATTATCTATTGCAAGAACGACGGAAATTTGTATTTCAAGAATGATGCCGGAACCGAAACACAGCTAACGTAATGGCAGACAAAAGACCGATAACAACACCGAGCGCACTTGCAGAGCTACCGAATAGCGATAGCTTAATTGCAGGCGCATCGGCTGTATTGAGTGAGCAAAGCACTAGCCCTGCAACGCCTGCTTCCGGCTATGGTATTGTGTATGCCAAAACAGATGGAAAGCTATACTTCAAAAACGATGCCGGGACAGAAACGGATTTGACAGCTACAGGCGGTGGAGGTACTAATCCAGTTATAAATGAATACACAGCAAACGCCACTTGGACAAAACCAACGGCCGCGAATTTTTGGGGCGTGTTGGTGTTCTGCGTCGGAGCAGGCGGCGGCGGTGGAAGTGGAAGGGTGGACGCCGCAAGTACCGCTCGCTATGGCGGCGGTGGCGGTGGTGGAGGTTCTTATGCGTGCAGAATAATTAGGGCGGCAACACTAACATCGGCAACATACTCTATAACGGTCGGAAGTGGTGGGGCTGGCGGTGCGGCTAATGCTACAAATACGACAAATGGCAATAATGGCGCTCTGGGCGGCACAACAACCTTCGGAAGTTTAGTTAGCGCACATCGCGGAACTAATGGACTCGCTGGCAGTGCGGCGAACGGTGTCGGAGGCAACGGCGGCTCAATAGATAGCTGCACACCTCGTTATAGTCCGTACGCCGCAAATGGTGGCAGCGGTGGCTTTAGTCAAATCACTGTGACTTCCAATTCGGGCGGGACAGGGTTGCTACTTTCCGGCGGTGCGGGAGGTGGTGGCGGCGGTGGTATCTCAGTAGGGAACCAAACACGCAACGGTGGGGCCGGCGGGCAATTACGTGATATGGCTGTCCAAGTAAATGGACCCGCAGGGGGTACGACACTAAGCCCAGACGGCGGGTCTGGAACTAACGACATTGCAACGAATCTACTATTCGATATTGACAATTCGACGACTAACGGCATGGGCACTGGTGGTGCTGGTGGGGCTGGTGGCACTACTAGCCAAGATGGCGGCTTAGGTGGCAATGGTGGCAAGGGCGCTGGTGGCGGTGGTGGTGGCGCTGCATATAATGGGTTTACTGCGCGAGCAGGTGGCAATGGTGGCGACGGCCTTTGTTTTGTTGTAGAGTATTACGGAGCGTGATAATGGAAGCGAAACGATACGCAATGTTAAAGGACAATGTTGTCTATAATACCTGCCTATGGAATGGCGACGTAAACACATGGCAGCCGCCTGACGATGGGACTATCATGATCGAAAACGACTGGGCTGGTATTGGTGACTGGTGGGAAGAAAGCGAATCCCGCTTCTATCGCGCAATACCGAATAACGGAGAGCAGGCATGACGATAGAATCAGTGATCGGGCTTGTGCTGACCAGCATTGTGTCAGTTATCGCGTTTCTGCTCAAGACGCTGGTCAGTGAGCACAAGAGCACACGCGATACTGTCATCAGTCTGACGGAGTCGCTGAAGTACACTAGTGAGGACTTAATACAGCTCAAGCGCAGCGAGGAAGCACTGCAGAGCAAGGTCGTCGAGATTCTGCAGCGGCTGGTCGTCCTCGAGGAGCGCACGAATCCTGCTAATACGGCACAAAAGAAAGCCTATAAACGTGTCAAATCTGGACAGTGAACCACTGATCACACGTGTCGAGCTGCGCAGTAAGATAGAGAGGCCGCACGAGTTCGGCGCGATGATACCAGTGAACAGGCTGCCCTTCAACATGGAGCAGCCCGAGGTTGTGGATAATTCAAAAGCGAAGCC